CGGTATCACTCGGAGTGATCGCCTTCCCTCCTCCATATACTGCATGAACGACAGAGCTCATGTTATCCTTTCTGCTGCCTCGGCCCGCCGGCGGGAGGACCGAATCGCAACAAGTTCGTTAAAGGTAAGTTGACCAGGAAGCTTAGGGAACGAGGAAACGGGAACGGCAGCCATCTTCTTAAGAAGAGGGCGACTCATACAAGCATACCGTGTCTCGTCCGCGGCATGGTCCTCTCCCTCTGTATCCAGATCTTCGGGATCGGTTTCATCGTGCTGCTGTGTGGGGAGGGTGCGGATAGTATCCTCGCACGTCTCCAGAAAGTAGAGCGCGGGAAGACCGTCCGAGCCGAGAAGGAGCTGACGGACTTGATCCCACCCAGTCTTCCTTCGATTGTCCGCCCGGATGAAGGTTACCTTCCTCTGTGCCATGCGGGCGGCAAGGCTCGGCCCGCCGTCTTCGATAAAGAGAGCCGGGTCAGCCACTCCATACGACATATGCTCCCCCTTCTCCCTCTCACATATCCCCTCTGCTACCATCTCCGCGGTCATCTTGAGACCCACGTTTGGGGAGGATGCACCGTACCATTCACGATACTTGAGAAGGGCGTTTGGTGGAAGTCCCCAAGTTCCATCACTGAGGACATACCAACCCACGCAGAATGGACGAGCCGACCCCCAATCGAACGAGCGAAAGCGACGGGAAGAGTAGGGAATATCTTCAAGTATGGAGACCGGCAGAACATGTCTGCGAGGGTCGAAGCAATCAAAGAACGATCCGATAACGACATCCCAGTCTCCTTCAAGCCAAGCCTTTACAAGTTGGGCCGACCCTTGTTGCTGTAGTCGGGCAACATAGAAGGGATCGGACTTCATCAGGATAGAATTATCCGTCAAGCGCGAGGGGATGAAAACCCTCTCAATCTCCATGATCGTGCCATCAAACGGGTTCTTGAATGACTCCTTGAGGACTTTATACCCCCGAGGAGCGGGATCAATATACCTTGCCTTGACCCAATTATGGCCAGGGCCGCCGGGGTTTCCGGTTGCAACCATCTGGGGAATGACCCCGTCTCCAGAACGAAGGGTCGCGCGGAGCTTGTTGATCGGTTCCGGGCTCGGAAAATTGGGTATTTCTTCAATCCCGAGGAAGGTGTACGAGTGGCCGATGTACTCCTCTGCATCCGAATCGCGCTCGAGGTAGCGGAAGCGGAGAATTGCCCCGTTCGGCATCGTAAAGGTTGATTTTTGGTCATTCCACACCGCCCTAAGAGGAAAGAATAGAACCTTTGCCCGCCCGATCATGTCTTCGAGCTGCTTGAGCCGACGACGAACAATGATACCCTTCGCTTTATCTCCCCATCTATCACAATGCTGGAGCCATTTTCCAAGCACAGAATCGGTCTTCCCGCCTCCGCGGGCTCCGCCGAAGAATATCTCCGCAATCGGACACTCGAGAAAGGCGGTCTGAGGCCCGGGCTGGGGACGCCAGATAACTTGAGCGTCCATTACATCGTCACCAGCGGGCGGAGCATTCTCGGGTATTGGGGGTCGGGCATCTGAACTGGAGGAATCCTCCCCGGCGGCATCTGTGGCATTGGGACAGGTTGAACCCCTTGTCTCATCTGCCGCCTCAAGAGAATCTCCCGGATTGCCTGTTGCGCTTCGAGCTGCCTCGCCCGATCAAGGTTGTTCGTCCCCCCGCCGAGCTGTTCGGGCGCAGGAGTGAAATACTCCTTGATAAAGGCTTCATCCTCCGGGCTCATACTATCCTCGAATGCCTCCAGGAGCCTGTAGCATTTGTGGAGCCATCGGGCGCTGCATCTGGGGAGAGCCAAGCATGGGAGGAATCTGCCCCCCTTGCATCATCGCGCCGCCCGCCCCCATCGGACCACCCTGCATCGAGCGCTGGAGAAGCATCATCTTGATCCGCTGGAGAGTCTGCGGGTCCATCTGGGGCTGTCCCATTGGCGTAGGCATCCCTCCGCCCGTCGGGTCTGGCATCATCGGCATTCCAGGGTCCATTCGATCACACTCCCTTCACAGGTTGAACATCTATAACTCGGTGGGTTTCGGACCAAGCTTGGCTTGACTCCGCGGCCCGCGGGAGCTCGACGACGAAGGTCTGATTGACCTGAACGTTGAGGTCGCGGGCACCATATCCCAGCGCCTTCGATGCGGTTCCAAGAACCCCAAGAGCGAGGGCGGGCGGGCATCCCGGCGTGTTCAACTTCTCCAGAAGCACCCCTTGGGAACGATGGATGAGGGCCTTAAATCGCTCTTCAACCGATGCCCGAATCTCGGGCGAGAGAACCTCATCCCTCCGCTTCGCGAGCTCGGCCTGGAAGGCATCAGACGCTATAACAAGGGAGATCCAACTCGGCGTGTATCCATACCTCTGGGCGAGTTCGTTCTGCGTAACCTCGGGCCGCTGGATGATGAAGTCAATGCAATCGAGGTGGCTGTATGAAAGCTTACGAACTCCGTGCCTGTCTGGGAGATCAGATCGGGCGGGGGGAAGAGAGTCTGTGTGACTCCACGGGCGGCCCGGCAACCCTGCGGGCGATTCGAGGTCGGAGAGAAGGGCGGCTGCGTCCACGTCACCATCATATCACACGGTCGGGCGGGCGGATAGCGAAGATCTGGAAGTATTCTTCCGGAAGCCTGCCCTTCGGGATGGCCGAGCGGTCGGGCGGGCCGACTCATGGGGCGTCTATAATGATGGTGATAATGATAGAATTAATGGTACCAGTTTCCACAGGGATTTTTTGCGTATGGATGGAGGCCCTCGACTAAAGCCCCAGGCAGAATGCCCCCGCCTGCCGACTGATGCCCCCCCCCTTTATTGCAGCGCCGCAAGCAGTGCATCAATGGTGCAATGCACAACGCCTGTCCATGATGCGATGCACCATTCCAGCGAGATGTAACAATTTGTAACGGAGTGAACCATCCGCCCGAAGGCGGGTCATACTAGCACGAACGCTAGTAGCCTAAACTGTTGACGCCGTCGGCGTCGGTCTAGCGTTCATGGTAGGCGCACCCTAGCCGAGAGGTCGGGACGATGCGCAACCTTCAACATGAGGAGTAATCCAATGCAATCGAAACGCAAAAGCAATAGCATCGTCACGCACACCCTGCTTCCGGGGAATGTTCTTCAATTCGATGTAGTCGGCGCGGGGTCGTTCACATTCGACCCGGCGGGATGCACCGATGAAACCGAAACGCGGGCGGCGCTGCACGGGTACATTCAGAAGATTGTCGATCGTGCGGCAATCGGGCGCGACCCAGAAACCGGAATGACGGCATCGCCGCAAGAGAAATTCGACGCGATGAAGGAATGCGCGGACCGGCTCGCCGGTGGTGGGGAATGGAATGCCGTCGCAGCGGGTGGACAATCGGGCGGATTGTTGTATCGTGCCGTCCGGGCGATCTATCCAAGCTTGGCGCCGGACCGCAAAACATTCGCGGCGTACATCACGCAACGCGCGGCAGACGAAACCGCGAAACGGACGGATGGAAAGAAAGTATCCGAGCACGATGTCCGAATCGGACTGGCGAAGGTCGCCAAAATCGCCGCGGAGATCGAGCGGATCAAGGCGATGGAACCCGAAGCGAAGGTCGAGGTGGACTTCACGGACTTGGAATAGTCGGGCGCAGGAATGAATGGGGGTGCGTGCCGGTTTGGGCGCACCCCATTCTTTTGCCCCCAATCGTGCCACGTCGCGCCGGGTTCGATTTTGGGCGGTGGGCGGGGGTTGCCCTACGTCCGGGGGTTCCCCGTGCGGCCACGACCGATTCCCCCCGACATGGGCCAGATATGTCCCAGAAGAAGTGGACACGTCGGAAAACGGGGGGGTGGGGCGCACGACCGATTCGGGGGAATCAGTACCAATATCTCAAGCGATAAGGTCCAGATGGTTTCTTTCTCTTTATATATATTTTTTTTTACTTATAATAATGAGAAAGCATGCCAGCCTTGGATCGAGTGGAAGATAACTTCCGATTCTTCGTCGGTTTCCGATTGTGCGGGCCATCCCCCCATTTTCATGCGTGCCGGTGCGCTCTGGGACATATCTCGACCATGTCCGGACGTTTTGATCGAATAACTTTGGGAACGCCCGGTCGTTCACGATGTCTAATCGTAGGTCAATTGGATATCCACTGG